GTTACAAAGGCTGATGGAAATAAGAAGACATATACAACAACTTATAATGGACTTATTCGAGCGAACTATTGTGATAAATTTCTGGAAGAGGGATTGGAAGAAGCAACAATCAAGGTGAAAGCTTACGGTGTGGATGAGACATTCAGCCTGTGGTCGGACGAAGTTGATGTAGACCAATATAATTTCTAAGATAAGAAAGGAGATATCACATGGCAGTAAAACTGATTGATATTAAGCGCACGTACTCAGGCGGCGGGATGTGCCTGAAGCTTCTTGCAGACAGCAAGGAAGATACACTTCCGACGCTTATAGCAGACGTTCCGGGG